AATATTAAAATATAATAATAAAATTATGAGAAACCGCAATCTATACTTTGCAAAAATTGAAAGCATTGAAGGAAAGTTGAAAGCCCTACAAATGATGGTTAAAATGGGACAACCGGTAGAGGAGTTTATTCGAGTTATGCAAGATGCTGAAGAGCAGTTGCAAGATATGAAGGATATGATTTCAAGAGAACCTGTTGGACCTAACGAAAATTAATATGTCTTCAAACAAACACTTAAAACTTACCGCTGAGCAGTTATTAGAAAACTGGGAAAAGTTCTTAGGTAATATTGATAACTATATTCCGGGAAAGAGGGGTGAAACTCTCAAAGCATTCTATGAAAAGTTTGCTGAGAGATTTGTTGCTTTGCCTGCCTCACATAAAAGTGATTATCATAATTGTTTTGCTGGAGGTTATGTAGAACACGTTAATAGAGTTGTAGATGCTGCCCTTCGCTTGCACGAAGTTTGGAAAGATTTTGGAGCTGAGGATTCATATACAGTTGAGGAATTAGTATTTGCAGCTTTAAACCACGACTTAGGTAAATTTGGAGACCTAGAACATGAATCAGTATTCCCTAATGATAATGACTGGGAAGTGAAAAATAGAGGAATGTTATACAAATTCAACCCAGATCTATCTTTTATGACAGTTCCAGATAGAGGTTTATGGCTACTATCCCAATTAGGTATCCAGGTTTCTATTAATGAAATGTTAGGTATTAAACTTCACGATGGATTATATGATGAGGCTAATAAAGCTTACTACATCTCATATTACGAAGAACGTAAATTAAAAACATCTCTTCCCTACGTGTTGCACCAAGCTGATTTATTAGCTGCAAGGGTTGAGTATGAAAATAGAGACAAAACTCCAGTAGCTACTTCAAAGCCTAAGGTACAACCTAAGAAAGAAGCTATTAAAACCAAAGCACTAGCATCTGTAGGATCAGATAGCTTAAAGAATGTTATAAGTAACTTTTTTGATAACGAGTAATGGAAATAACTATAGGAATAATATCAGGCCTGCTTTTGATAGCGGGCTTTGTTATTTGGAATCTGCTAAAGAAAGTAGAACGCCAAGAAGACTTAATTGAGAAGTATCAACAGTATCTCACATCATTAGACACATCTATTAAACTTTCATCAAAGAGATTGGAAGAAATAGATGTTAAAGGAATGTTTAGCTCTGATGACGAGATAGGTTGGTATTTTAAGCAGATAAAAGAAATCCAACTAATACTGGATGATTATAAGTTGAAAATCTAATGTCAGACAAGAAAAACAAAAATTACTTCACTCAGGACACAGAGGATGCTATTGTAGCATACAACTGCTGTGGAGATAATTCCCAACGTAATAGAATTTACAACGATAGAATCAAATATCCTTTTTTTAAATTAACAGAAAATATAATTCACACTTATAAGTTCTACTACACGGAGGAAAATTCTATTGAGGATCTGCAGCATGAAGTTACAACTTTTCTACTATCGAAGCTCCACTTATTCGATCCTTCCAAAGGTGCTAAAGCATATTCTTACTTTGGCACAATTGCTAAGAGGTATCTAATAATGACTAACAGTAAAAACTACAAAAGAAAGATTGATAAAACAGGAGTATCAGAAATCGAAGATAATGAAGACTTCAGTTACACAATCTCAGAGAATACTGAAGAGGATGCAAATTTATCAATCTTCATTGATCAGTTTGTAGAATATGTAACAGAGCATATCTATGAGTTATTTCCTCGAGATGAGGATGCTAGAATAGCTGATGCAATACTTGAGATTTTTAGAAAGAGGTTAAGCTTAGATATTCTCAATAAAAAAGCACTATACATCTATATCCGTGAGCAGATTGATGTTAAAACTCCAAAAATTACAAAAGTAGCAAATAGCCTATATGATATATTTAAAATAGGTTATGTAAGGTATTTAGAGGAGGGGTATGTGACTTTTCCGAAAATTAACTAAATCGTATTTATAGTAAAACACTATGAGCAATCTCGATAGTATTATATTCAAAGAAAAGAAATTCTCAGATCTACTGGAAGAAATCTATATAAATTCTAAGACAAAAGAGAAACAAATAGCCGCTTTAATAGCAGAACTTAAACCTCTCATCAATGATATAGGTGATGCCGTACTTGTTGTTCCTCTTATAAAAGAGTACATGGAGATAGGTGTTAAAAATGATGAACAGTTAATCAAAATGGCAACCATTGTGCAAAGGGCTCTGAACAATACGGGAGGAGATGATAACGGATTTGGAATGAGTGATGCGGAGAAAACGCAACTACTCGAGGAGATTCAAAAATTTAGTACCGATGAGAGCAAATAAGGTAGGATTAGGATCTCTCACTCAGAAAGCAAGAACAACTAAAGCCGTTGCACTAGACCATGCAGGTAGAGTGAAAAGCATAATACTCAACGAATCACATCCAAGATTTGAGGAGGCAGGAGGGTATACAGCTATAGGAACAGTGGAATTTGAACCTATAAACAAACTACTAAGCAGCATCGACAGCTATCCATTAGCTAAACCAATATACACAAACATAAAACAATACCCAGTAGTAGGGGAGATTATATACCTACTAAGAGCACCTTCATTAGGATTAGAAACAAGCACACAGGACAAAATAACATACTATATAAATGTTGTAAACATATGGGGATCGATTCACCAGAATGCACGTCCTTCCTCCATTGAATTAACTCCTCCTGCTAGCCAAAATAACGGCTATGAGTATGTAGCTGAGACAGGAATATCGAATGTACAGAATACCGAGTTGATACCTTATAGTTTAGGACAGACATTTGAAGAAAAAGATAATATAAATCCATTACAGCCGTTTGAGGGCGATGTCATCTACGAAGGACGGTGGGGCAATAGTATTAGACTGGCAAGTACTACGGTGGACAAAGGAACCAATAATCCCGTCAATAACTGGTCTACAGGAGAACCAATCTCAGGAGATCCAATTACTATCATCAGAAACGGGCAAAGTCAAACTCAATCAGAAGGATGGATTCCCATTCAAGAAAACATCAATACAGACCAATCATCCCTATACCTAACAACAACTCAAAGAATACCAATACAAAGATCTGCCCTTTTGCCGAGTTTTCTTAATATAGATGCTAATTTTCAAAAACCTCAAATATTACTAAACTCAGATAGGATTAATCTAAACTCCAAAAACGACAGCACCATACTGACAAGTAACAAGTCTATAGTTCTATCAGCTCAGCAATACCTAACTTTAACAACGAGATTGGGAGGTGTAGTTGTCGATAGCTCTAATATTAAGCTAGGGGGAAGTGCTAATGATTCAGGATACCAACCTGCTTTGAAAGGAGACGATACTGTCGATATACTAAAACAGTTGGTGTCTAACCTAAGTGAGGTGATGAAAGTTTTAGAAAAGCTAGCTATACCAGGAGTATCAGGTACCGATAGCATTACGCTAGCTTCACTAAATCAAGCAGCAACGCAAGCTAGGATAGTCTTGACAAGTGTTCTACCCGTCTTAGATACATTAACATCCAAAATAGTATACCTAAGATAATGACAGATTTAACATACTTAATTAGCCTGCGAGACAACATCGAAGGATTCCAAGTAACGGGATCAACTCTTTACCCATACTTTCCACCCACAGGGACAAGTTTATCAGCCTCATCGCTCAGTGGTAGTTATTATATTACTCAAGATACTGATAGTTTTGTAGGATGGGAGGTAAATAGGTTAACAATAGGTTCTAAACCCCGATCCAATGGATTCAGAATACAAACTCCAGGATATGAGGATTTAATACTATTTGCACAAGATTCCTCAGGACGACCACTACAGCCAACTGATGAAGGATTAGTAGATGTAGGAGTTTTTAACCTAATACGATCTACCGCGGACTCACAAAAGGAAATAGCATCTCTTCAGCAGGTTAATAGTAAGAGTATATTGCAAAATTCACCTAACACCGAAAAAGCAAAAGGGTTAGATAAACTAGGACAAATACTTACAGAGAGATCGGCAAACTTGAAGACAATTGTAATAGCTGCAATAGTTCCTCAGATAACTCAGTTTGGAATATCAAATATAAAAGAGTTATTAGAGAAGAATGCAAACGTAGAGGAGACCTTGAACAAATTACCAATCAAATGTCCAACTCCTGAGAAATTAAGAGAATTGATTACTTTGAGAAATAAATACGCAACTCAGCTTAATAATTTCTTCGATAGCGTATCAAAGCTCTCACAATCTGTAACAGGAACGAATAAGGTAGCAGAAGCGCTCACAACAGGATTACAAGTGCTATCAGTTGCAAGGAAAGCAGCAAATATAGCATTAGGGTTTCTACCACTAACTCCAGGAGCAGCAGTATCAGTTCTAAACGTACAGAAAGATCTAGAAGATACAATAAAACCTATTTTAAATAAATTAACAAAAACCCTAGGAATACTAACATCAGTAGTAGCGTTTGTTTTAGGAATTCTTACAACAATTATACAACTTTTGAATCTATTAGATGCATTGATTCTACTATGCGCAAAGCAGCAAGGAATACCCTACGAAGAAATTAATGCACAACTAGCGGTATTAAACGATGGGTTAATAAACAACCTTCAGAATTCAACACCAACACAGCAGAATACGTATAAAGGATTTAAGTTCGAGATAGTATTAGATACTTCCGTTGATTTTAAATATCCAAAAAGGTATGCTGTAGCAAAGGATAAATACAACGTTATTTTATTAAAATCACAATCCTCCTTTGTACCAAATCCAGAACTACTTATCCAAGAACTAAAATTTATAATCGATAGAGATAACTTATCGGCAGAATAATAACATTTTACAAAACAACTATTTATAAATATGAAAGCAGGAGATTTCAAAAAAATGATCAAAGAAGCTGTGAGAGAAGTGTTTCAAGAAGAAATGCGTGAAATCCTCTTAGAAGCGGTTAAGAGTCCTAAAACACCTGTAGGAGCAGGAGGTTATGGCTCTGTAACAGAAACAAAATCAACCACAGGAACCACAACTCTCTCAGAAGCATCTAGACAAGCATTTAGAGATATGATGGGAGGTAACTTTACCCCAAAAGGGCAAGATACCTTTACATTCAATACAAATAACATGCAACCTGCCTACACTCCTCCTCCAATCTCAACAACAGGAGAAGGATCCGCTCTACCTGCAGGAGAGGTAAATCTAGATCAAATAATGGGATTAATGAATAAATAAGATGGCTTTTGGAATTAAACAAATAGCTCCAATAGACACTAAACCGGGCACAGCTGTCGGAATAGCACTCCCTTTTACAAATCCTGGTGTTTTTAAATCAACATATACAACTGCTGATGCTATAAAATATAACTTAATAAATTACTTTCTAACAAATAAAGGAGATAGGTATGAAAATCCCCTATTTGGAGGAGATTTAAGAAAATACATTTTTGAGCAAATAGACGGTAATACTTTTGATACTATAAAAGAGGATATACAAACTAAAATACAAACACTATTTCCTCAAGTAGAGCTTAGGGAAGTCAACATAAAACAAACTGCATCAAACACAGATACTAATCAAATCTTAGTTGAGATACAATATAGTATAGCAAGCACAGGTGTAAACGATAACTTACAAATGGTATTTTCATAATGGCTGTAAATAGAGACATAAAGTATTTAAACAAGGATTTTACATCCTTCAGGACAACTTTAGTAGATTTTGCTAAAACCTACTTTCCTACCACATACAACGACTTCTCATCTGCTTCTCCAGGTATGATGTTTATAGAAATGGCATCCTATGTGGGTGACGTTCTATCTTTCTACTTAGATAACCAAATACAAGAGACATTTCTGCAGTATGCCCAACAACCTGCTAATTTATATAGACTAGCTTACATGTTTGGATACAAGCCAAAACTAACAAATGTAGCAACAACTACAATAGATTTCTATCAAAAAGTTCCAGCAAGTGGTTACCAGCCAGATTTCAACTACGCATTGTACATAGGAGCTAATAGTGAATTAAAGACAGCTGACCAAACCCAAACATTCATATTAGAGAAAGCTATAGACTTTACAGTATCGAGCTCACTAGATCCAACAGAAGTAAGCGTATTCTCAGTTGACGGATCTAATAATCCTCAAGAATTTCTACTAAAGAAGAGTGGAAAAGCAACATCAGCTACCATTAACACCACAACTTTTATATTTACAACTCCTGAAAAATTTGCAACAGTTGATATTACAACCGATAATTTTATAGGAATATTAGATATTCGAGATAGTAACAACAACCTTTGGTACGAAGTGGACTATCTAGCTCAGGATATGGTATTTGAACCAATTCCAAATAATACAATAAATGATCCTACAAGAACAGCAAGCGATACTCCAAACATCCTAAAACTTAAATCAGTTCAAAGACGATTCACAGCCAGAATAGTAAACGAAAACACAGTACAATTGCAATTTGGAGCAGGCACTACTAACGATAGTGATGAGGTGGTGGTACCAAATCCAGATAACATTGGGTTAGGATTACCTTATGGTCAATCAAAGTTGACAACTGCGTACGATCCTACCAATTTTATTTTCACAAATACTTATGGAATAGCACCATCAAATACAACCTTAACAGTTAGGTATCTAACGGGTGGAGGTGTAAATGCAAATGTACCCGCTAATACGATTACGAATTTCTTAGGGACTCGTACATTCGTAAATACACCAACGAATACCACAACTGCCAACTCTGTTTTTGAATCATTAGGAATAACAAATCCTGAAGCAGCTAATGGAGGAGGAGATGGAGATTCGATCGAAGAAATCCGCCAAAACTCTTTATCTAGCTTCAATACACAACTTAGAGCAGTAACCCCAAACGACTACCTGATAAGAGCACTATCACTTCCATCAGAGTACGGAATCGTGGCTAAGGCATATATACAACCGACTCAACTTCAAAACGTATCAACAGGAGAAATCCCCTCTACTTTAGAACTGTATGTGTTAACATACAACTCTAATGGAAATTTAACACAAGCATCTAATACCTTAAAAAATAATATAGCAACTTACCTATCACAGTATAGAATTTTAGGTGATTCCGTTAAAGTGAAAGATGGATTTATTATCAACATACAGATCAACTTTGATATCGTAGCAGCTCCAAACTACAACAGTAATTCAGTACTAGCATCCTGTATCCAAGCATTCCAGGAATACTTTAGCATATCTAAATGGCAGATAAACCAACCTATACAGCTTAGAGATCTTTATTTGCTATTAGATAAAGTACCTGGTGTTATGTACGTTAAGAGCGTATCTATTACAAATAAGGCAGGAACATCCTCAGGGTATTCTCAATACAGCTACGATATAGCAGGAGCTACTAAAAACAATGTAATATATCCTTCATTAGATCCAAGTATATTCGAAGTAAGATATCCTAATACAGATATAATAGGTAAAGTATCAACAATATAACAATGGCAATTTACAAGATATTTCCAGAGAAGGACGCAACGCTATACTCATTACATCCTACAGCAAACACAGGTATAGATGAGATAATAGAAGCTACGGTCACTCCACCAGCACAGCTGCTTACTTCAACTCCACAAACTTCTAGATTTCTTATACAATTTTCTCAACAAGAAATCGCTACAATTAGTGCTAGTTTGGCACAAGGATCATCCATGCTATCTGCTAGTCTAAAATGTTATGCGGCAAATGTAGGAAATATAGGAGGAGAGACAATTATAGATATCCTAGCGGTATCAGGCTCTTGGAACAACGGTACAGGAAAATTTGGAGATACACCAGCAACAACGGATGGTGTAAGTTGGTTGTATAGATTATCAAATGAAATAGGTCCATGGAGTACTTCAAGCTTTGCTGTCGGATCTACTGGATCATTTCAATCTACAAATAAAGGAGGAGGAACTTGGTACACGTCAAGCCAATATAGTCAAACTCAAAGCTTTGAATATTCAAATCCAATAGATATCAATGTAGATGTAACACAAACAGTTAATGCTTGGACGAAAGGTCACATACCGAACAATGGTTTTTTAATCAAACAAAGACAAGAGTTTTTAACAGGTAGTGACCAAAACCAGACTTTAAAATTCTTTTCAATAGATACCAATACAATATATCCACCTTGTTTGGAATTGAAGTGGCGAGATTATACATACAACACAGGATCTAACACAAATCCAACAATTACAGGAAATAATATATACGTTTCTTTAGAAAATAATCCTGGAGTATTTAAACAGGATGCGGTTAATGTTTTTAGATTAAATGTACGACCTAAATTTCCAACTAGACAATTTCAAATAGCTCCACTTTATACAAACAATTACTATCTTCCGACTGCTTCATATTATGCTATTCAAGATGTTGACACCAACGAATATATAGTTGATTTTGATAATAACTTCACACAAATAAGTGCGGATAACCAAACATCTTTCTTTACGATATATATGAACGGATTAGAACCTGAAAGGTATTATAAAATTTTAATAAAAACTTTAGTGGATGGGAATACCTTTGTGCTAGATGAAAATTACTATTTTAAAATCACTAAGTAATGGATAAAATTGATATAACCAAGAGAGTTTTTGATAAAAGACAGTATGAGAAGGTAATACCTACACAATTTACACAACTAACACCAACAACAGTTAGTAACGTAGTGAATACCCCAAGCATAACAGTCAATCAACTATTCGATTATTATAATCAATTATTCTACAACATCCCAGCAACAGGGGATACTAATTCCCACGAATATCTAATAAAGCAAAGTTCACTATACGTAGGAGCTAATGCAAATAATGAAGAAGTGGAGGCATTGCTAAGCGAAATTGAAAGTCTAAGAGCCACGAATTTGGATTTGAATAATCAAATACTCAACCTAAACACAACAGGATCAAATGCAGCAGTCGTTTAATATTAACAGAGTAGATCCAACCCAGTTCGAGTACCAAATATACTCTACACAGGACACAGATTTAATAACAACAACCGAATTAGTCGAGCAGTTCGATACATTATCGGATTACGTAGAGTATTATATTTACGACGGCAATCAATCATTAGTTTATAGGTCAGACGAGGGAACTTTTAAGAATTATCGAATTTTTGATAACAAGCTATATATAGATCCGCAAGAAGATATAAAGCAATTAGGATTTACCGACGGATTATATTACACAGTCTACAACTTTTTCACTAACTTAGCAGGATCATCTCCAACAAGCAAGTATTTTATCGCAGAGATAAGCAGCGATAGGACAGAAATACGACTAGACACAACTACAATACCAGAAACTGTTCTACAGCAGCAAGTTGATGCTATCAGCCGCAAGATAACAAACACATCTTATTACTACGATTTTTACCTAAACTTTGGCAACAATCAACAAATAATAGCTAACAACATAGCATTAGATCTTACTGATCCTACAAATAGCACAATACTAATTAAACTCTACGAACCTCTACCTGACCAATATCAGGTAAATACACAACTATGGATTGTAGAGAATTTGCGAGAGCCTATAGCTTACAGCATTAACATAACGACTCAATTTGAGGAAGTTCGAGATTTTCAGCCTATGAAAGGTCCCAACTTCACAGTCGACACTGCGAACCAAGCTTCTCCGATAATACCAACAAACTATTCAACATTATTAAGTTCAACAGCAGCAACGGGAACAGGGAGCTTGACCTACCAACTGCAAAGTTTGTTACAGGAAAAAGGGATTACATTAAATATAGATTACTCAGAGTACACCAACTTTATACATTTTTCATCAGCTCGAACTAGATTAGAAAACTTTTACTACAAACTAGCACAATTAGAACAATACCAGGCAACTGCTAGTTTAGGATTAAATAATCTTAATACCTACTCCTCAGCATCGCAGGCAGCAGCGTTAGCACAAATTCAAAGTATAATCAGCAACTTCGACGGCTATGAATACTATCTTTATTACGAATCAGGTAGCACTAACTGGCCTAAATCGAACTCAATTCCTCCGTTTGCAAACTACTCTACAACATCGCAAACAGCAATTGACTGGTTAGATCAACAATTAGTTATAGCAAGTAGGTACGATGAGGATAATGTAAATAATTTAATTTATTCGATACCACCTTATCTAAGAGACGATCTGAACAACTCACAACTACAGTTGTTTGTGGAGATGCTAGGTCAACATTTCGATACCTTGTGGACTTATATTAAGGATATAAGCAATAAGTATGATGCTGATAACAGATTAGATTACGGAATCTCCAAAGATTTAGTGACAGACGTACTAACTCAATTCGGAGTTAATGTCTACGAAAATAATTTCTCTGCACAGAATTTATACTCTGCTTTTTTAGGAATCACACCATCAGGAAGTCTACTAAACATTCCAAACACAACAACTACGCTACCAGCAAGTACAGGTTTAGAGTACATTACATCGTTTGTAACAGCATCTTCCACAAGTTCATTAGTACCTTTAGATGATGCAAACAAAGAGATTTATAAACGCATCTATCACAACCTACCCTACCTATTCAAGAAAAAAGGAACAACAGCAGGACTGAGAGCGTTAATTAACCTATACGGTATTCCCGATACGATACTAAGAATTAACGAGTTTGGAGGTAAAGATAAAGTAGATACTAGTGATTGGGATAATTGGCAAGATCAATTTAATTACGCACTAAATTCAACAGATGTAGCTGTTACTTCTTCGCTGTCTCTAGAGCCAAACGGAATTCCAAGCTCGATTCAGTTTAGGTTTAAAACTCCAAGCCTTTCAACGATAGATTACGAAACCTCTCCGAAATTTGTTTTATTAAACATTCTACAATCAAATCCCATCTCATCGCTAGTATTAGAGTACTCAGGATCAGGATTAACATCAGCATCATACTCTGGTTCTACTTTAGATCCATACTACCAACATGCCACTTTAAAATGGATTCCGGATTTAAACAATAGCAACTACTCAGCCAGCATATACCTTCCGTTTTTTAATGAAAATTGGTGGTCAATAATGCTTAACTTTTCAAGTGGATCTGCTTCCATTTTCGATTATCCAACTACTAGTTCGTTATATGTAAAACAAAAAGGAGTATTTGAAGGGGATAACTATATACTATATGAGCAATCAAGCTCGGTAACTCAATCCACAAACCCAGGAAACTACCGATTTTTATCTCTCTCGCCAGATCAAGTAACAATAAGCAGCACTACGTATAGTAGATTAACTAATTCCAAGTATCAAGAGCTAAGGTATTATAACACTCAAATATCACAAAGCATTTTCGATGATTTTGTAGTCAATCCTCTATCCATAGGAGGAAACACGATATCAGGATCGCAATCAGCCTACGATAGTTTGAGATTTAGAGCTCCTCTAGGAACCGATTTAAACATCGTTACAGCAACCGTAGCAAAATCGATTCATCCCAGCGTTACAGGCTCCATTACAGGAATTGCAACTAGCTCCTTTAACAACGGAACCTCTAACTACTATTTTTATCCTCATATTCCCGACTTCACACAGAACAGAGAGTACGTATATCAGGATCAACCTAATGCAGGTATCAAAATACCAATCTCCGATAAGATAAAATTAGGATCTCAAATACTACCAACAGGAGATGCACTATCCCCTTATATCTCAATACAACAAGATTTACCTATAAGTTCTAGCTATACTAAGGATGTTAACTATGTTGAGGTGGGATTTTCACCACAAGATGAAATTAATGATGATATCCAGGATCAATTAGGATTTTTTAACTTTGGAGAGTATATAGGCGATCCAAGACAAGTTTCATCTTCAAATACATCATACCTAGATCTAAATAAACTAAGAGATTTCTACTTCCAAAAGTATACTAAAAATTATAACACCACTGACTACATCAGGCTGATCAAGTACCTCGACAACTCTTTATTCAAGATGATCAAAGACTTTGCACCAGCTAGAACAGGGTTAGCAACGGGTGTAATCATAAAACAACACATACTTGAGAGGAACAGATATCGTACTCCTCAAGCACAGTGGGAAAACGATATATACACAGGCTCCGTATCAACTCTATCAACGGGATACGACACAGGATCTCCTATCTACACTTTTGATGGAGGAACCGGAGGATCTCTACCCACACTAACAACAATTACGGGATCAGGATTGGAGTCTAACATCTCACAGAGCTGGAATGAGGTAGTATTGACACCTTTAGGAACAGGGTCTATCACGCATGACAACTTAGAAGAATTCTACAACGGACAGTTCGAAGGAACAACTATAACGGTTAGTGATGGAGTTTTAATAAGTGAGGATTGTCAAGAGTTTTTAGATGTAAGCACCACTGAAGTACAATATAAACCTATATTATATTTATATAATGGAAATGCCCCTATGAGTGAGTCCATATTCTTGAGCTCAGACGTCACTCCTTCGAATGGCGAAATATTATTATATTTTATATCGGAACAAGTAGAACAAGGATCGCCAAATTCTAATACAAACTCACAACAAAGACCTAACCAAAATACACAATAATGGCTACAGTAACTAGAACAGGTGTTAAATGGGTTAAAGTATCAAAGACAGATGCTTTAGGAAATAACTATGATAATTCTTGGCGACTGAACGACAGCTTTAGATTAAATTACACAACTCCAGGAAACACACAATATATAGTCACATCGGTAACGGAGTACCCAACGTATTGGTTATTGGGATTGGATTACACTAATACAACATCATCAGTACAAGGAGCTAAAGATTATAGATTATTAGCATCATCAAGTGGGCAACCACTAGATGGAAATACAACTGTAACAGTGGATTACAAACCAGTAATCAATACTTTAGGATATTTTAACGATAGTACGGATAAATACACCCTACAAGTAACTCCAAACATTCCATTACAAATTTCAGGATCGGTAGAAGTTCAAGCATTGACAAATACAGCTACTGAAATTTTCCTATCAATAGTGGAAAATGGAGAGACATTAATCAAGACGAATACTTTCACAATACCACCTGGTAGCAATGGTTTGAAATTCCAATGTTCTGCTTCGATGATAGTCACAGCCAGTAGTAATTACTCATACGAAATCAGAGCATATAACAATACAGTTGGAGCAAATATGTCAATCCTAGGAGGATCATCGGTCAATACTAAGTTTATTGTCACACAATCAACTGCCCCTGCGCTAAACACTCTTACAGTATTAGATCCATTTATCACAACTCCTTTTGAAGGTACGGATTGTGATGTAACTTATGGCTGGATACAATCATATCCATATAGTCAATATTATATGGATGCCGACTATACCAACAATGCTACTATTCCTGCAAACCAGCGAGCACTCCTACTAGGAACTGCAACCCCTGCTCCTGTGAAAGATTACTACTACAATTCCAATAGACAAATCATTCCACGATACGTTGGTAAAGAGTCGACAGCTCAAAAATACAACATACACAGTACAGGATCTATAACACTTGACGAGAAGACAACATTGGTAGGAGATTATGGAACATACGGTAAGTTGTCGACTATAGATGTAAATAGAGTATACTTTGCCTATTTTGAGTACATATACGGCCTAACACCCGAATATACCAATAAGACGTCCCTGAAAATAAAATACTTAATAGATCAGTTAGGTAATGTTTACCAACCTGGATTATCGAAGGACTTTCTAGGAAATCTTAGACAAACCCTAACAGACGGTGAAATAGTGATTTTAAACTTGAACGGCTCGACAGACGGAACGACTATCATGCAGAATGCATTAAACGGACCTAAGACAATCCTCCGAAGTGGTTATAAAGTCGAACCTGTAGCATATTCTCAGACAGGAAGCTCCTACACAAGTTCAATAACATTATTAGGAGAATCAACCTCACCTACACCAAATTATCTGTTTAGAGCTAATAGGACTGTGTCAACTACTTACACTGTAGGAACAACAAATAGACCTACTTTCCCAACAGAGATATATGACAACTACACAGCCTATAACTCTTTTAGGTATATATTCCCCTCTGCATCCCAAACTAACATCAGTTTCATAAATTATTTCACAGTAACAAACACAGCAGATGAGCAATCAGCAGTGGGAACTGTTACTATATACAAAAACTACTTATCAAGTAAGACACCTATAGCACAGGCTACATTCACAATCCCTCCAGGAACAGGTGAGACGTTTTCAACAACAATCAGATCACCGTATCTTAGTTTCGATGGAAATGATGAGATATCAGTGGAAGTGAGTAATCAAGGAGTGGCAGGGTTTACTTATGTAGGATCATTCTATAACAGGCAGTATACGTTGGGATCGAATATAACAGCATCCGCTCCATTCTTTACAGCACCAAGCGTATCAGGTAGTATTCTCACAGCATCTCAAGAATTGTCAAACTATGCGGGACTGGTAAAACAGCAAGATATCACGAATAGTGGCTTCAATCCTATCAATTTCACACTTGACTTCCAGATAGGAGACCAACTAAGATTTAATAATGATGAAGCAAAAGCTTACACAATTCAATCAATAACCTCAGCTGACCAAACAAGTGATGGTAGAATTTACTTAACACTTAACCAAAATATAACATCAGGATCGAACTTGGACTATTTCCTACTTCGTAGATTTGCAGATGACCCTACATCGGTAATAATTGATTCAGGAAAGCCAGGAGGAGGAACACCAGGAGGTACAGCTAAGCCGCAATTCGTTTCTACAACCTTGGATAGTAACTTTTCAACGATCCTCAATGATCTATCATCGAAGAATTTAATTTGATATATTTATAATAAAAAAACAAAACATGGGATACTTAAATAACCAAGTAATAACAATTGATGCCATCCTTACAAAAAAAGGTAGAGAGCTATTGGCAAGAAATGATGGCTCTTTTAGAATCACACAATTTGCCTTATCTGATGACGAAATTGATTACACGTTGTACAATCCAACACATCCATCAGGTTCAGCTTACTACGGAGAGGCTATCGAAAACCTACCCCTTTTGGAAGCATTTCCCGACGAAACTCAAATAATGAAATATAAACTAGTTACGCTACCTAGAGGAACAGCTAAACTACCTATTCTAGATTTAGGATACTCAGCTATAACTTTGAAACAAGGAGCATCAGTAGCGGTAACTCCACAAACATTAAATTATACAGGAGGTAGCAACTACGAAGCTTCGGGATACTCATTCACAATCTCAGATGTAAGATTATGTAACACTTTCACAGCTATAGGTATCCAATCAACGGAAGCAGTAGCAGCAAATAGTACTACAACTATAGGTACAAACGTATCCAAAACAGTAGTAGGAACCACTTTAAATATAGCATCGACAACTGTTAATACATTGTTTGGAAACAACACCGCTTTATATGCAACACTAACAGTGACAGGTCGAGACAGTGGAGCAAGATTATCCATTCCAGTAACAGTAACAAAAACAACCTAAGATAGAATATGTCATTTAAAAGATTAGAAACAGACGATTTTGTAGTATCAGCAGATTCGATTACGGCTGGGATTTGGTCAGGAAACACTCCAACACTAACCCAGTTTTTTACATCATCAGTTCAAGCTGCAGGTAGCACTGGAACTTACTATCTATCTGTGTACCAAACAGCATCGACTCTTACAGAAGCTGAAGTGCAGTTTGATATCGTATATGGAAATAAAAATGGATCAGGTAGCTTGTTATACAACACAGCAATTCCAGCAAAGTCTCCCACCCAGACAATATTCGGCCAATATAGAACCTTAGTGTTGGGAGATGAAAACACCGACTTCGTTTTCGGAAGTCAAACTGTCAACGATTTCTGGGCTATATCAGTATCACGTAATAGATACAAGGAATCACTATTTCCAGGATCTCTAACTTTAGAACTGTCAGGATCATTAGGTGTAATTACACTAACTGATGATTCTCAATATGCTCCGTCTATTGTCTTTAAAGACGCTGGACGAGTATTCAATCTAATCTCAGGATCGGCAGGTGTTAAAAACACATCAATACAAACAGATGGCTGGTCCCTGAATTCAGGATCCTATGGATGGCTACTTCCTGATATCGGTACTATAATGCTGAATCCTGATGCTCTATCAGGCTCATTAGCCGAAGGAGGAGTAGGTTTAAACATACTTAGAAACGGTAACACAGCCGATAATAACCCAGCAAGATTATTTAGGGCTATGTCAGGATCAAACGCAAGAGTTTTTACTTTAAATTCTCAAGAGACAATCACCTCAGATTTTGTATTTATTAGACCCAGGTCTTCAGAATTTAACTACTCTGAAAATCCTAGCTACATCTCAGGATCTACTGGTGAAGTGATATTCGAAAGTTTTATCAACAATCCACAGAGCTATATTACAACAGTAGGGCTATACAACGATACCAACGATCTATTGGCTGTAGCCAAGTTATCGAGACCGTTAAAGAAGGATTTTACAAAAGAAGCTCTTGTTAGAGTGAAACTAGATTTCTAATGAATGAGTGCTTACAAAACATTACTTACTTCTGATATAATCGTAACTCCTGTTACGTATAATAAAAGTTTCACATTTCAAGGAACTGCTGCATTAACAGCGTCCAATGTGGGAATTGATAGATACATAGGAACAAACCTCACAACACTATTCAATCCTACCACTGACGCTGTTACAGGATTGTTAACAGGCAGCTATACGGTATACCAGAGAGATGTTTATAATTCCATTAAACAATTATACTACACAAACTATTTAATATCAAGCTCAGGAGATCCGGCAGTAGTTACACAAAACATTAATGGTGTTCTGTTAAACTTGAGAAATGAAGGTACGGCATCAACACTATCACAACCTAATTTCGAAAATTACCTACAATCAACACTAACACCTACTAGATACTTTCCTACCGAATCCAACGCACAAATAGCAGTAATTACAATACCAACAAAGCTATACGGAGAGTATATAGTTCCAGGAACACTAACTATTCGAAGCGCAAGCATTACATTAACAGATGATAAAGAAGGTAACTTAGTTAGGGGAACTACAGTAGTAGGTAATGTCATATATCCACACGGAATTGTAGCAATTACATCAGCATCAACAGGAATAAATTTAACAGGATTTGTAACGAGTAATAATTTTACATGCTCCTTTCAATCTGCTTATACAATTTACGAAACACAAGTTAAATGCACAGTAGGAGCAAGTGAGTTTACAACTACGTTGAATCCTAGTTTAATATCAAGTAGTGAAGGACAAGTTTATAGCTTTGCAACAGGATCGTACTTCAGTCCATACATTACAACAGTAGGACTGTATAATGAAAATCAGGAACTATTGATGGTAGGCAAGTTAGCTCAACCTTTACAATCATCAACAACAACCGATACAACCATTCTAGTAAACATAGACCGATGAACCTTAGAGAAATAGTACAACAAATAGTAGCTGAAAAGATTGCTAAGAAAAGTAACTGCTGTTACAAATGTGGACATATGCATAAGATGGGAACACCATGCCCTAAACCAACCTACTCTAAATCTGATCCAAAACATTGCAAGAATAGAAAAAAATAATTATGTGGTTATATGAAAACAAAGAGGTCTCTTCGGTAGAAGAAATGCCTCAAGGTACAATAGGTTTTATTTACAAAATAACACACCTACCAACAGGAAGAGCGTATATAGGACGTAAGATCTTACAACACAGTCTAAAGAAAAAATTAACTAAAAAAGAGCTAGCAGAGCAAATAGGACCAGGAAGAAAGCCAACTACCAAGAGAGTAGTTAAAGAATCAGACTGGAAAACGTACTACGGTTCTTCTAAACCTTTCTTAGCTTTAGTAAAAGAAAATCCAAAAGAGGATTTCAAAAGAGAGATACTTCGATATGTTCCAAGTAAAAAGTTACTAACCTACTACGAAACGAAAGAACTCTTCGTAAACGAGGTATTAGAACATCCAGACACATTTTACAACGACAACATTGCTTCAAAATTCTTCAGAAAAGATTTTATTGAAAAGGATTTGGATACTTGACATTTTATGAGTATCTTATAATCATGGTAAATCAGGTTTTGATAGGATTAATTGATAAGGTGTTGGGAACAGGAAAACCAACAGCTAGAAACAATAGAGCATACACATGCCCTTTCTGCAATCACCATAAACCTAAGTTTGAAGTTAATTTCACACCAAACGAAAAGAATCAATATCCATATAACTGCTGGGTATGCGGAGTGAAGGGAAGATCTTTAGTAAACTTATTTAGGAAAGTAAACGCATCAATTGCTCAACTTGAAGAACTAGGTTTATTGCTCAAAGTAAGAGTAGCAAATGATCAATCTCAAACTCAAACTCTTAAAGTACAATTACCAAAGGAATATAAAGCGTTATCATCGGTTTCTAAAGGAGATATTGTAGCAAGGCATGCAATAAGCTATTTGAAGAGAAGAGGCCTTAATAAGCATGATATTCACAAGTATAGTATAGGATATTGTAGTAGTGGTCGATATGCAAATATGATCATTATTCCCTCCTACGACAATACTGGAGAATTAAACTACTTTATTGCAAGAAACTTCGATCAAAACTCCCCAGTCAAATACAAGAACCCACCTATATCGAAAGATATTATTGCATTTGAGTTATTTGTTAATTGGAATTTACCAATAGTAATTTGTGAAGGAGCATTTGATGCCATAGCAATCAAAAGGAATGTAATTCCACTATTCGGAAAGATTATATCAACTACTTTAATGAAGAAGCTTGTAACTTCACAAGTAGATAAAATATAC